TTACTGCCGTGCCAATTTTGGCAGACCGTAAGTACGAAGGTAAAACTGCTGACGAAGTCTATGACGACTTGTTTGACAATGCAGTTAAAATTCAAATTACCTTAGATGATCACTTGGACATGGAAGGTGACGGAGAAGGCGACCAAGATGGTGAGGGTAGCGAAGGCGACCAAGATGGCAAGGGTAAGCCTAAGTACAAAAAACTTAACGAAGAAGAAAAGAAAGCATTGCGTGACGAATGGCGTGAGGCTGTAATCCAGGCCGCCAAGAACGCAGGTGCTGGCAATACACCTGCCGCTATCCAACGCCTTGTTAAAGATGTTACTGCACCTGTAATGGATCTTAAGGATCTGTTGCGTATACAGTTTAGTGGTAGTGTAAAAAGCGACTACACCTGGATGCGTCCTAACCGTAAAGCATGGCATACTGGTGCAGTATTGCCCGGACAATTACCTGGTGAGGAACTCGACATTGTTGTTGCACTAGACGCATCTGGTTCAATTGACGAAGGTATGTTAATGGACTTTTTGGGTATGGTACAAGGTAGCTTGGATCAGTTTACTAGTTATAAAGTTCGTGTTATTACCTTTGATACCGATGTGTACAATGAAGACACTTTTACAGGTGATGATGGTCGAAGCATGGGAGAGTACCAAGTTACCGGTGGCGGCGGTACAGACTTTACTTGCATTTGGCAATGGATGAAAGACAACGATGTTCAACCGCATCAGCTCGTAGTATTTACAGATGGCTATCCGTTTGGTAGCTGGGGTGATCCTGACTACTGTGATACGCTGTTTGTTGTGCATGGTAGCGATAGCATTGTTGCTCCGTTTGGTATTACTGCTAACTATGTTCCTCCTTCAAGGAAACGCAATTAAAGCAAATTAAAGAATTAAAAGGCGCACCTGGTGCGCTTTTTTTTTGGTCTAACAACCGGCTCTGTGATGCTATAAGTATCTTAGGATAAATCCGTTCTAACCTAGGAGATTTTTAAATGGAACAAGATACAAACACTCAAGAAGCACCAGCACAAGAAGCAGTTGTTGGTTTAACATTGCAGGACTTGCGTGTACTTGCCGGTTCAGTAGAACTTGGTGCAACTCGTGGTGCCTACCGTGCGCCTGAAATGGAAGTTATTGGCGCAACATATAATAAACTAGCAAGTTTCTTGGCGGCCAATGCTCCTAAAGAGCCAGAGACACAAGACACACCAGACGAAGCACAGAATACAGAAGTTACCGAAACTGCTGATTCTGCAGAATAATTAAAAGGAGTTGCCCTATGGCACAATTTATTAAACATGTCGGTGTAAATTTAAACGGCAAGAAAGTTGTTGTTGTTTTTAGAGAAGTTCCAAACGAACCGGAATCCGCTTTAATTATTCCAACAGAATCATTGCCAGAATTATATCACAATGACCTTATTAAGGCAATTGAAAATGTAAACTGTCAATCATTACTTGATGCAAGCGACTTTCTGTTTAGACAAAGCTTCTATGATGGTACTAACATGCTTAACACCGTTCATCAAAAGGGATGGATGATTAAGGTACCAGCAAAAAGTATTTTGATGATTCCATCACCTGGTGTTGAGATTAATTTAGTTGAATTAAACAAACAACTAAAATCTATTTCTAACACAAATGCCGCAAGTGGAACTAGATCAAGTGACATTGCAAATGCCGCAACATCAACTGAGTCACCTGGTTCACCAGGTGTAATAGATGATCAAGCACTAGCGTCTAAATTTCGTGCCCAGGCAACAACATTCCAAGCAGAAGCTCGTAGGTTGTTAGAGGAGGCAGAGAAACTTGACCCAAAAGGACAGGTAGCACCGGCAGAAGTAAAGCGAGGCCGAGGCCGACCAGCAAAAGTTCAAGTAGTATAAAACCACAAATACTTGATCGTATTAAATCTTTTTGGAGTAGGTAATGAGTATTCGAAAGAAGGATAGGAGCTTCGAAAACATGCTTAGAGATATTCATGTTGAAGAGGTTCCTGTGGAATATATCGATTGGATTAAGGTATATTTAAATGATGGGACTGAGATTGTTTTTAAAAGAGAAGATTTAAACGATATCAAAACCAGTAAAGAGGTTTTGGCTATCAAACAGCTCGAACAATATTTAGATCGTATTGTTGACTTTGAAGTAATGATGAATAGTGAGTTAATTAAATCTAAAGTAACTCGCTTTGTTGGTGCATTGCTAGCAACACATTTTGAGAGATAACATGGACTTATTATTAGTAAACCCGCCGGAGACTGCAATTGGTTACATCTTTTCTTTATTGGAACAAGAAGTAGACCTGACTGTTGTTATAACACACCAGCGATGGAATAACCCAATGCTAGATCGAGACCTTATTAAGGTTATTGATTTGGAGAGCACAGTATGGGATCGCGATATAAAAATTGCATCTGCAATTTCTTGGAACAAGGCTGGACAGGATTTGCTTGATTCAATTAGCGAACAAATTCTTTTAAACAATCCAAAAGAAACTGTGTCTGCTAGGACCGCTCTTTATCTTAAACCAGATATTGAAGTTGGAACATTTATGATTGATACTCTTTCATACAAAGGTAGACATCTGCTCTGTAGTGTAATGATTAAAGGCGAAGAGATGATGAGATTTGCTGTTGGAAAATTTCAGGACACTGACGATTTTAAAAACAACATAGAGACTGCATTTCAATTGTTAGACTCAACAGGTATTATCAATGGGCCTTGTAGAATCTTTATTAAAGATAGCAAGCCAGTTGCACTAAAGCCATCATTACCAGATCGTCCTTTTATGGAAAATAAAACAACAAGGCGATTCCTTGATATCTGGCCTAAGGTTATTAAACTAGAAACAGAAAATGCAAAGAAGGCACATTTAGCATTTTATGATTGGGCAGAACAACACGGATCTGCAAAGAAGTTCAGTTTAATTCAATAACTTCTTATGTGTACCAAATAGTAAATCCCAAATTGGGAAGAACAATCCATAATTAACAGTGGTATCTCGATGATGAATCAGATGCCACTTTCCACTTGTTAATAGTGGATATATGTCGAAGTTAGGATTGTGTTCAACTATTTCTTGTAATAAAGCGGCCCACAGATAGTAGAACACACTTAGCCACCAGTAACCAGTTACCCATGAAAATACCAGTGTTGGGATTACTTCAGTAATCCATAGGTCTAATGTGCTAGTCCAAGTATCGTTAAATAGGACCAAATTGTTCCAATGCCAAGTAGTTTGTTTGTGTGTATTGATATATCTATGATGATCTGCATGTGCGTTGAATGCGACAGGAAAAAAGCGCAATCCAACTGAATGTATTATGCGATGTATTATATACAAGTACAAAGTCCATGCAAAAAAAGAAATGATGTATTCCATACTATTACTTATTAGAAAAACGCTGTTGATCTCTATCAATAAATATCTTTATGGACTATTACAAAGAGATCAATCTACCAAGTTGGGAGAAGATTCAACAATTTTGCCTTAAATCCTGGACTGGACAGTTTACAGTTAGCCAAACTTTTACAGGAGGTGAGTTGCTTTATATTGGTGCCTTACTGAAAAGAGACATCAAAGAAGAACTAGGTATTGATGTTAAGATTAAAACGGCTATCATGTTTATCAACGAACCTAGATTTGTACAAGATATGCACATTGATGGTTTTAGCATTGAACGGTCTGATGCTAGTAATACTGCTCTTAACTTACCAATCCTAAATTGTGATACTGGTTTAATGAAATGGTACAGTGGAGATTTTTATCTTACTGAGAGTCCTCATAAAACTATCAAGTATCTCAAAATTAATTGGACTACTGAACCTGCTGTAGCAGTTGAAAAAATTATTAACAAACCAACACTTGTCAAAATAAACATTCCACACCATATTGAAAACCAATGTGATGCTCCTCGACTAATGCTAAGTGTTCGATTCAAAGAAGACATCCTTATTGGTTAATCCTTGGTTATCTTAGAGCATACATAAAGCTATAGGAGATAATTATGCGCTGGATAGCATTAGCATGTACTGCGGAAAATGAAATACTAGCCTGGTCCAATGAACTATCAATCTTAGAAAGTGCGTGTGGCGGCGAGTTCCGAGCAATTAGCAGGATCTATGGAATTGATGATCAATTCGTTTCACAATTTGCACAAGGCAATTTAAATTTTAGATTAAAGTTTGATGGTCCGAGAAATACAACTTGCGAACCATTTGACCGCGGGCCAGAAATCAATCAACTTAGCGGAATACTACAAGCTCGTGTTGGACTTACTGCCGAACTATATCAAAGACTTGCACATGGGTTTAAAAGGTTCAGTCCAGTAGTTGAATGGCAAGAAGAAGCATATCAACAAAAGTGTGCAGAAGCACTTAATGTATTATTTAAAGTAGAAAATAGTCAAACTGGCATGGTTGAAGATTACGCCGAAGAGGCGGGCTTAGATATAAATGTTGCCGCAGGACTAATTGTCAACAAGTATCAGAATAGAAAATTTTTAATTCGTAAACTTGAGCGTCTACGCATTCGTCACCAACTTGCAATTCGTAAAGCTTCTACTAAAGCAGAATTCTTAGATATTAAATCTAGGATGGAAGAAGATTCCTTTTTATCAATGATGATGTGATATGAAAAAACTATTATACTATATTCCACATAGAATTTATCGTGCCAATTCAATGCATGATGTAAATCCAGTTACCAAAGAATTCATCAAGATGTTTAATCCTTGGATTAGCCTAAGTGATAGAACAGGTACGATTGATATTCCAGGTGTTGAAATTTTTAATAACAGTCCAATACCGACGCTTCCTGCTATTGTTCCAAGCTTTAGTGCGGCAAGTTACAGCCGCATTGATGAATGTGTTAGTATGGCAGGTGACCGTAAGATTGTAATATTTCATTCTGGTGGCATTGACTCAACACTTATTGTTTCCTTAATGATTAGTCATCCAGACTGGAGTAAAATTAAAGACCGTGTGTGGCTGGCAATTAATGAAGACAGTCAGGTTGAGAATCCAGATTTCTTCTATGATATAGTACTGCCAAATTTTGGAACTAGATTATTGCCTAGCAACAACTACTATGGCATTATTACTGATCCAACAAACATGTGTATCACTGGTGAGTGTGCAGATAACCTGTTTGGTAGTCTAACACTAAAAAGCTTTATGGACAATACATTAAACTATGAAGCAATACATCAACCATGGGATAGCGAAAAAGGCAGTTTGAATTGGTTATTAGACAAGGTAACACTATACCGAGACAAGCGTGAACAGATGTTGTATGATCTAGTTAATGCGGCTCCTATTGATATTCAATCAAACCATGATTTCCTTTGGTGGTTAAACTTTGCAATGAAGTGGCAAGCAGTAAAGTATCGTATGGCAATGCATGCACCTACAGCAAAGCAAGCAGAATATATTGCTGGTAATATTGTTAATTTCTTTGATAGTCGAAAATATCAAGAGTGGGCATTATACACAACTGAGCAAAAAGTTGGTAGCAAATGGAACACTTATAAATTGCCAGCAAAGAATCTAATCAATGATATCTGGGCAAATGAAAAATACCAAACATACAAGACCAAATGGCCTAGTTTGCCTAGTATTACTCGTTATAACAATGCTTGGGGATTTTTGTGGCAGAACGAAGATGGTTCGTTAACTGCCACTAAAGAATTAGACGACTAAGTCTTTTGCCATTGGAAACACAGTGGCAATTACTTCTGCACATGCCTTAGCAACAAGCTGATGTTCTTTTTGTGTGCCATTGGCAGAGCGTAGTTCAATAAAGTGTACCCAACTACGCAATGTACCATTCATATACAGTCTACTAACTGTCAAGCCCTCAGGTAAAACTGCTCGGGCTTGTTCTTTGGCTATACCATTATTAAGAGCCCACTCGTATGCAGACTCTGCTTCGCGCAGAACATCTTCTTGTCTGCGTCGCCACTCTTCGATTAAGTTTTGTTCTTTGAGGCTCCACCCTTGAATCTCTACTGAGTTTTGTCTATTCTTGGTGTCCTGTAACCGTGCTTCTCTAAGTACAAATGACAAGTCTTTAGTAGGGTCAGCATATCGCTGGCTAAACTCTTGGAAGCTGAAACTTCTGTGTCGCAAGATTTGTCTTGCAATGTCTCGGGTTGTTTCGATTTCAATACAGGCACTAACCATTTCGAGGGGTGACCAGTGCTGGTGTTTGACCAGGTACTTGATGAGCTTATCTGATGTCTCTGTGTTGAGTTGATTGCTTGGATTGGACACACGGGCGCAATACGCAATGAGTTCCTGTGCATCTGCGATACCAAGATCTGCAAATTCTTTCGTTGGTTGACTGTATGAGAGTAGTCTGACATTCATTTTTAATCCTTTTGCTGTCTATCAATTATAGCATCTTTACGCAATGACCACAAGCGTTGAATTTCTCCAAAGCTTGCAAATGGTAATACTAATAATAAACAAGGATCAAACTCATGTGGGCGGCCACTTACACTTGTTCCAAAATCAAAACTACTTGCCTTTTGGTGATGGTTATTGTGCCAACCACTGCCCCAATGAAAGTAACCAATTGGCCAAACATTTGTACTTTGGTCTTTAGTATCAAAATTTCTGTAACCTGCGGCAGGCACATGGCCAAATGTATTAACTAGACCATCAGCATGTAAGCTCATTAATGCGCCAATAATAAAAAACCAAACAGTAAATGTTACACCAAATAGCAAACAACTTAATAGCAAGGTTGCATAGATAATTTTATTATAGTGCTCGTGACAGAACACTACTCGCTTGTCTCGAAGTAAATCAACTGCATAACGGAAACTTACTGTGTCTTGTTTAACTGCAAATTGCCAGCCCATGTAACTCCACCACCAGCCATTTTCAACTGGTGTGTGAAAATCTTTACCAGGCTGATCGCTTACTTTATGATGATGTCCACGATGTAGTGCGGCCCACCAAAGAGGACTTCCTTCACCTACTAGTACTGCGGCCCATAATAAAAATGGCTGTGCCCACTCTCTTGGAGTCCACGATTTGTGACTTAAGAATCGATGTAATGTTAAATTGTTACCAATACCATCAAGTAGTATCCAGCCACAAACTGCTGTAACTAGATACCACCAAGACCAACCAGTACCAATAGCAAACGCTATTGCAACTACTGCGGCCAAGTGATAAGGAATCCAGATTGCAAGTATATAAGGAATTTGTTTTGTCTTACGGTACAACTCTATCTGGGTGTTAAACCAATCTACTACTCTTTTCATGCAGTTCCTTTTCTAATGGCTCGACCGCCTTCGCTAGGTGCGTCAGTATTTGGTCTACGAAGTATATATCTTCGCAGGTTCATATCATGCGGATGTAGTGTACTGCCCATTAATTCAAATATTAAAGCGTAAGGACTTCTAGTTTTAGCAGGAACAGTACATTCAACAAATGTGTAATAATTTTCACGGAAAGGCAACATAATCTTACTGTATGCTTCTTCTCTGCTGGTTGGATATGTTACAAAAAATTCATTCTGTCCAGCTTCTTCATGTATCTTACATAATTCGCCAATGATTTCTCTAAAGGTTGGAATAAATTTAACTCCAACTCTAGGGCTTAAAAGCCAACTTATCGACCAGCTTGGCATGTGCCCGTATCTTCTAACTCCAACGGCGGCAATCCAATTGCCATCATCATCTGCTAATGCATATACCTGGCGAATGTTGTAATTTACAAAATGACTTTCACGCATAAAGGTCATAAAGAATTTAGTAAATTTAACCTTGTCATTAATGTCGTTGGATATTTTGAAATCAGGGTACTTGTCTGGATCTGTGTTTTCATAAATGTCTAGGGCAAACTTTACTAGATCGTCTAGGTTATCAATGCTAAGTGGTATTAGGCGGCTTGACATATTGTTTCTATTCCGTTCATTAAATTTTTTTCCAATTCAAGTGCTGGCACTTTATAGTATCTAGACTCAAAGGGCAAACCTTTCGCTGATATATTATAACCAACAGCGTCCCAAAGATGATAGTAGTTTTCCATACCATGCCATTTTGGTCTAGGTCTAAATTGATATCCTAGACTTGAATAAATTTTCATTTTACTTGATGTCCATCCTAGTTTGCCAGGAATGCGATCTCTAACCAAATTTGCTACTGTTTCATTTTGCAAAAATGCAAGCATAGTCTCAGGGCTATATGTGTAAAAATTGTTTAGTGCAGGGATACCAGTTTTATCAACAAACCTGCGCCATACTCCGTCCTGATCTTCTTTCTTTAAAAAGCACCAATGAAAGTCGTAGGCACCGGTTTCCCAATCAACATGGGGTAATTTTTCTAATTCTAATTCATCAATTGTTATCATTGGAGCGGCATATTGTTCAGCTACCTTTAATAAAATTTGTTGATAAAAACTATAACTCTGATAACGATTTGCAATGTCATAACATTCACCGCTATCAAAAAATGCCTGTGGGTCAAACTCAATAACATCGCATTTTAGATTCATTCTTTCTACCATGCCTAACATTGGACCAATGTCATAGTCATTGTTATCGTTGACAAATTTAACAGTAACTAACTTAGGAGTAATTCCTGCGGCTAGAAAACTGCGAAGAGCAATTTCACTGTCTAGGCCGCCACTCATGAAAATTGTTAGGTCAGGAAAATCTCGATTTAAACATCGAGCATTTCTTATTAGCTCTGCTCGTAGTGCCATTGGTTTACGAGTACAACCACCAACACTCATTGATGTAGTGTCTAGGTCTGATTCTCTCCATACCGAGTTTTGGTCTTCATTGTACCAATATCGTAAATGTCTATTCTCAGTATTATTAATTGCTATCATTCTGTTGTAGAATAAGGATTGTTTCTTACACCAAACTTTTCGTTGATGTCATCAATCATTGGCAAAATACTATCTGCTGTTGTCAACGGTTTAATTACTGCCCACTGTGGTGTATTGTGCAATCTAATCTTGTTTTCTAGAGGAATACAATCAGCCCACCAGTCACTCCAAATTGAACCAAGTGCTGATCCTTTGCCCTGCGAAAATCTAACAATGATATCATAGATTGTTTTGTTATAATCATTGAATGTGAGTAGCATGCCAACTTTATTATTTTTGCGGCACCATTCTAAGTTACTTGCCAACAAATACCTAGATACTGTATGCTCACCTCTATACGCTGGAAGCACCCAGCACCGGTTTCCACCAGAACCAATTTCACTGTGTAGCGGGCAATCTTCAACTCCGCTTACACCAACGATACTTTCTACATCTTTATCATACAAGAAAGTTAATTGTCCAGAATCTCTGGTCCATCGTTTTTTATGTTTAACCAAAAACAATAAACCACTGGATGTATCTTCGCCCATATTTGCCAATGCTGGCGATTCTGTATCGGCAATAGTTTTTAAGAATCCATGGTATAAGGATTCGTATTGTGAGAAGTCGTTAGAGTTGGTGTGAAAAATAGATAGATTCATAGCTATATGTAGCCATTAATCTATGTCGTTGTTTACCAAGCACATGACCAAATGTATTCGATCTTCTAGGCTTCCATTTATTGCAGTATGTTCTTCTCTAGTATCGACCCAGTATATTCGTCCATCTGCTGGTATATGCAAAATTTGAGGAGGACGGGTAAAAATAAACTTTGCTTGGTTGTGTGTTTTAATAGCAATATGAAATCGTGGATTATCATCACTGTGTAAACTGTAGCAAGTCCTTGGAGACATTACCATAATTCTAGATCTGAATACCTTCATTGGCAACCCATCAAAGAAACTCTCCCACCATGAACCTTTAAGTTCTGGATGTATTACATTCCATTGGTCTTCTTCTTCTCCGGGCCTTGAACCTGTACTTGCATTCCAATCAGCTGATCCATTTGTTTGTAAAGATAACTGGCGTTCGTCTGGATGTGCAGATACTAGCAGTTCTGTTTCTGCTTTTAATCGCTCAAAATCAATTACACCAGGAATTTTACTAATTCGAATCATACCCGTCCAATGGCCATATATCTATTACACATGTACAGATTTAATTCACCTGCCCATAGTATGTTATTTAAGCCGCATGACGCTACAAACTCTTCTAAACTATTGTGACAATTAACATGATCTGGAACATCAAACATATCATTGCCCTGGAGTACTACTGTAGTACCCTTAGGTAAACTAGCAATCCATTGTCCATGATCTTTAAAATGTTCGACAATTGTATCAATTAGTAAAAGTTTTTTGTATTTGGAAAGTTGTACTTCTCTTACATCTGTGCCAGAGTTTTTAAAGTTATTATGGAATCCAGAGTTTAATTCTAGCGCGGCAGAATGTACAGTTGTATCAATATCTACATTTGTAACCGAATCTAAATTCTTGCCTAGCATGTTAGCCAAGAAAGGAATCATTCCAACCCAGCCACCAACTACTAAAGTTGAAGTTTCAACATCGCCAAGCTTGCGTTGTTTTGGTATTAAGTTAAGTGCCGTCAGCTTTTCAACTAACCAAATCTTACTTTTAACTTGGTTACGACTTAATGCATCTTTCCAGTTTAAGTCTCTATTGTTATTAATTGCTACTGCTAATCGCTTAATGTGATCTCGTTGATTGTAGTAGTATTCATTGCCAATGCAGATTCCTAACTTTTTAATGTCTGTATCTACTATGCAAGATAACAGAGAATCTTTGCCTATAACCATTTCAACCAATTGAAAAAATTTAGTAAAGTCTTCACGAGCATCAATGATAAGCTGATGTGCTAGGGCTAGCACAGGTAATGCCGCAGTTTGATAAGCCTCAAGATTTAGATTGTTCCATTCGTTTAGTGTCCATAACTTTTGTGTCATATCCGCTAAATTAGATTCTAACAGTTTAACCTTCAACGGAGATAATTTAATTACTTTACCTTCTGTCCAATCAGTCGGAACATACAATCCCATTTCAACTGCAACCTGTAAAGCAATTAAACCTTCTTCATCATTATTATTCCTAACAGCATTTAGCAAAGGCCAAAAGTCAAAGAAGTGTTCACGGCCAACTTCAATGATTAACTGTGTAAGCTCGTATTCATCTTCTGTTTCTAACCAGCGATGAAAATGATGTACACTTTTACGAAATCCAATTGCTTCATCAACAAAATAAAGCATTGCACATCTTAGCTCAGTATTCTTATCCATTGAACCACCCGTATAGACCCAAGTTAGTTCTCCATTTAACATCATCATAGGTCAATGATTTTGCTGGATGCAATTGTAACATTTTTAAGAAATAACTTTGTTCATCAGTAAAATCCGGTAGTATCCAACCTAAGCCTTCGCTGATCTGTTTACCCAAAGACTTACTGACTTTAATTGGATCGTGGGTTGAATTTTCTTTAAAGAACTCATTGAACCACGCATAATCCCTAATGTTTACAAAATCAAAATCATCATATTGTAAAAGCTTAACTGCCAGTCGTGCGCCAAACATACTCCAAGCACCATTTTCAACATCTGCACCCAATGTCATCCAGGTTAACAAACGCTGGAAGTTTGCCGCATGCATAGTTGTTGGCCAATCTTCAAATGGAATCACTTGTCCTTGTTCCATACTAAGTTTTACGCCTTCGCGGAAGCCAACTCTAAAAGCCTGATAAGGACTGGCATTGGTATAAACTGTAGAATAGCAACCAGGAAGTTCTTTATATCTATTGAAGTCCCAACAGAAATCAACGGCATCTCTTTCTTCTGTAGCAAGTTCGTGACTACGCATATTGGCAAGATGTTCTGTGCTCCACATCTTTAATCCGCCATTGCCATACATTAGACCGTTTGTAAATTGTCTACCGCCCCAGGTAAAACTTACTTTACCATCCATGCCTTCTGGTAGAATCTTATTAAAGAACTTTGGATCAACTCGGTTATCTGCATCTACAGTAATGATATATTCGCTACTTGCAAATTCACTTGCGGCCGCTTTATGGGCCGCATCAAATCCAACTACTCCATGCACTCTAGCAATACGCTTATGTGGTGTAATAGATTTTAATAGTTCCCAGTTCTCATCAGCATTAGGTTCATCAAAGCTTAAAAATACAATAGGAACATCCAGCATCTTTTTATAGATAGTTGGATTCTTAACAACTTTAAACATTGACATTTTTAAATTCCTTTTTCAGCCACGACCAATCATTGATTAAATTTAATTTGTCAATGTCATCGCTATTACGCATACCATACTTAGATCCTGCTCTTGCTCCGTCGATTACATATTTTCCGTTATCAGCAAACCAGCCGTGTGTACACCATGTAAATCTTCTAACACTACATTGTTCAATTGCCTGCCAATATGTAAAGACATCTGTTTCTTTAAGATATTTTTCTTTAATAAGCATGCCTTGTGCTTTTCTGTAGTTTGCTTTTTTCTCATCGTCCCATTCTTGTTTTGCAATGTAGATGGAGAGTTCTTCAAGTTCGTGTCGTTCTTTTCTTTTTGCCGAATTAACTCGACTCTTAATCATTGACAATGATGCTAACTTAGCACATTCACGAAATGCACCAATCCAAGAACTTTCAGGCGTGATATTAAATCTAGTTTCGCAACTAACTCCGGGCATACTAACACTAGCACGACCAATTGTAGTTGATAAGTCTAACTCCCATGGACGGCTTTCTAAGAAAGGTTGACGGGGGAATAATTTTACACCACCATATCCATATTCTAATTCGTTAACTGGATTCTTAGAATGCCAAACTAACACACATTCGTTTTCAGGAATGTCCCAATGCTTTACTTCTGTGTTTGGAACAAAATTAAAATCAAATCCGTCTACGATCCATGCATCTGCATCAACTACCCAGAAGTTTTCTGTTGTGCTTTGTTTGGCACATGCTTCGTGTACTTGATAGATACCTTTTACATTGGTAATCTGTTTTGCGTTGGGCGCAAATTCTTGAAGTCGCTTCCAATTAAGCTCGCTTCCTTCCTCGCCCATAGATATAAAGAAAACATCTAACAATGTTTACTCCGCAATAAATTGTTCTACATCGCTTTCTTTGACTGTTGGGCCAAGTCGATGTGGATTAAAATAGCTAGCCTTAAAGAACTTACTGCCTGCCTCATCTAGGTCTGCAATATCTAATCGTAAATCTTGTTGTAGTACTCTTCCAATTTTACGAGTCTCTGCTAACAATTTTGTTTTACTCCAAGAATACTTACTGATAGGACAAATTTCTTCATCGCCAGCAAACTGTGGCATTACATCTTCTGCCCAGTAAGCATTATGCCATTCAAAGTCAGCAACCAATTTGTAGTCCCAGTCTTTGCGTAGATTAGTCAAGTAGCAACCTAAACGAGCACCATACATTGCCCATAGTCCGTTATTAACATCCATTCCAACACTCATCCAAACTAAGAGTCGACGATGATTTTTAAAGTGATTCTTGTCAGCAATCTGACGCCAGTCCATTGGTTTACCATCATGTAGTGCTAACTTAACACCTTCGCGAAACCCTGCACGATATGCTTGATAAGGAGTTGCATTATTAAACACATCGCTGTAGATATTATTCAATTGATGATAGTGAATATCCCAACAAAAGTCTACTGCACCTGCACCACTATCAACTGCTTCGTGTGTACGCATTTGTTCCACAACCTTAACAGGCCAAAGCTTAACACCGCCGTTGCCATACACTAAACCATTGATAACATTTTTACCGGACCATGACAATACATCACTTGCATCAAATTTTCTAAGATCTAATTCAAGTTCAAAAAAGTCTGGACGAACTTTATTATCAGCATCAATAGTAATAAAGCGTTCAGTTTCAGCTAACTTTGCCGCCGCTTTGTGGCAAGCGTCACTGCCATATACACCATGACTGCGCTTGGCCCATGGGCATTTTTCGAGAAGATCTGCGTAGTTTTCATCTGCGTTTGGTTCGTCATAACTGATGAATACTACATCAAATTCGCTAATAGGGGTTTTCAATTTAATACTCCAATATCTAGATTATTTGCTTTATATAACACTTGAGGAGGTGTTTGGTATGGCCATTCTGCTAAGATTTCAAAAGGATGGGGCTGTCTTAACATCAATGCTGGTAGCTCACCCCATGCACAAAAATTATCTGGATCATTTCCATTTAATATTGCTACCTTAACATTTCCAAAAATAGAATCAATACTAGATCCTTTTTCATAATGACTTTGTGCCCATACTCCATTGTCTTTTAAGAAAATAGAAACATGTTTTCCTCTTCCATTGTGACTGATAACAGTTTGCTCGTCGCTGACTCCAGAATACTGATGATAGTTTGCTACTCTATTAAAAGTCATATCTTCTGCAACTGGAGGCAAGTTAATTCTAACTCGCTGTCCTTGATACAATATTTTAACAACTGTGTCATGGCTCATAAAACTCCACAGTCGTTGTTCCCAAAATCCTCGATCTACAATATCTGCTACAGAAATTTCAGTCTTTCCAAGTAACTGATGTGGATCCTCTTCGTCTGAAATAAACAGCGGAATCTTCTCATTAGACAAGTCTTTGTCTAGTCGCTCTTTCATTTCAGTTGACCACTGTCGGCTAGTTTCGGTACGAAGCATGCCGTTTTCATTAAACATTAAAATACGAATTGGACTTGTTAAGTCTCCTTGGTTCTCAGCGGCACTTAGCCAACCTTTCCAATTGTGTTTCTTTTTAAATTTTGTTGGCTTCTTGAGGTCGACTAAGTCTAATGTTCCAAGCGTTTCATTGAACATTACCCTGTAGTCATTTTGATTTGCTATGCCAGCTAATAAGTCTTTCACTCTGGCATAAGAAAGTGTAATGTGTTCTGGGCTGTTTATCTGTCCTGGTTTTATTGACTTTATAAAACCATTCTCTGTATTAAAATATACTGACCAAAACTGTTCTTTAATGCGTCGACGCTGGCGCAATTCAAATTGAATTTCATCCACGGCGCCAGTACTCCAATGGCTTTTCGCTTTCTGCTAACCAAATTGGAAGTAGCTGTGTATGATTTTCTAATTTAAAATTTCCATTAGCTGGATAAAAAGCAATCCAATCATGCCACATATGGTGGGCATACATGATTGGTGCAATTTCTAAATTCCTAACACTCATGTCAACTACTTTAAACCAGTCTGGTGCTTGCCAATATCCAGTAGCAAATGCTATGCCCAATACATGCTCTAGCCGGGGAGTTTCTGGTTCATACTCTTTCCAATAGTCATTTTTATCAAGTAGTCCAGCTACTTCAAAACTTAGCTTTGCTGATTCCGGATCGCCAACTACCATTAGGTATGGCCAAACATTTAATCCATTTTTTTCCAATGGTAATCGGTCTAGTATTTTACCAGGTTCAATTGCAACGCCCCTGTGATCAACTCCTATTCCGGGCATGTAATTTATTTTATGCTCTGCGGCAATTTTAGATATATTAATTACAGTCTGTCTAATACAAAGCCCTGCACGACAGACAATATCTCCAGGTTGTAATTCTAAACTTGCTAGTATTTTTAATTGTTCCCAAGCATCCTCGGGTATATTGACCATTGAAATTTTTATTTGTGTGTCAATAAATTTAATATCAATCTTGGTAATCTCAGCATGTTTTTCTCTGCCTGGTAATGTCAGGATGTGTACTGTTGTCATGCCAGCAACTCCATAATCCTATCATAATTGCGAAGTATACTTTTCTTGTTCATTAAATGCAGATCTTCGCCTGCTATTTCAACTACTATATTTTTCCACTCCTCTGGAAGATTGCTTAACATGATCCAACGATTGGCATTGACTACCTCAACAATATCGTCTCGTT